AGGAGCAAAAAGCTCAATCAGATGTCTATGATGAAATTATCAAATATCTAAATGAAAAAACAGGATCTCATTTTAAACCTACTAGCAAATCCACTCAAAGATTAATTAATGGTCGGTTAAGTGAGAATTACTCAATAAATGATTTTAAACATGTTATTGATGTAAAAACTCTTGAGTGGAAAAATGATTCCAAAATGTCCAAGTATTTAACTCCAGACACATTGTTTAATGCGACTAAATTCGAAAAGTACTTAAATCAAAAGATGCCTCCGAGTGCATCAACTCAGCAACAAGATGAAAGGTTAGGATTTTAATGCATCAGGATTACGAAGTAGGTTCAACTAGCGAACCAAAAATATGTAATAAGCACAGATCCAAGATGATCACCGCAAAAGTCACGATCAATGGAGCCCAGCAATCGCTTGATATCTGTCCGGAATGCGAAAAAGAAGAAATCAATGAATTGCAGGAACACTTAAAGCAAGAAGCAGCTATCCAGTCAATTCTTGCGAATACATACAAAGTATTTGATCGTGAGAGCATCTATTCCAAGGAATTGGAAGATAAGACACTTGATAATTACGATACTGGAAATAAGTCATGTGAACAAGCTTTGAATTTTTCAAAAAGAATGTTACGTGACTTTCTGAAGTACGAAACAGGAAATGTGATCTTGAGCGGTCCTCCAGGGGTCGGAAAGAGCCATCTATCTATTGGAATAGCCAAAGCATTGAATGAAAAATTTAAAGGATGCAAGCAACCAAAGAGTGTGCTATTCATTTCGACTTCTGCGCTCTTTTCAAAAATTGAAGAAAGCTTCAATAACCGAGGAGACTTCACAGAAAGTCATGCTGTGAATCTACTGAGCAATGTTGATTTTCTCTTTTTTGACGATTTAGGAAAAGAAAGCAGTATGAGTGGAAACCTCAAAGAAGCAAATGAATGGAGACAACGAGTACTGTTTAAAATCTTGGACAATCGTC